AGGCAACCTGGGAGAAACCGGCGCGAGAGTCTAGGGCCGGTTTCCGGCGGCCTTCAGGCCGAGTGCACCGCCGCCACCAAGGCGCCTCCGGGCGCCTTTTTCTTTCGGAGCACCTTTCAGGGAGTAGGATCGCTCGATGGCGACTGTATTTCGTCGGCGCGACGGGTCAATTCTGATCCGAGGTCTCGGGTCTCCGAAGCCGTCAGAAATAGTGCGAGGGTCTGGGGCGTGGCGTGATCTTCCGCTTGATCCGGAAGAGCTGCCACAATCTGAAACAGGAGACCGCCCGCCACAGTCGATATCGTCGCCTCATGAAGGGCGTAAGCGGTGATCGGGGTAGCATCGGCCAGCGAGTTTCACGATTGGCGCGAGCCGCCGCTGCGGATCGGCGACGTGGTGCGGCTCAACAGCGGAGGACCGGCATGTCTTGTGGTCGATGTCGGCGAGCGAATCGTGCTCTCTTGGCATGACGCGGAAGGGGCGACGCAGGAAGCGGTACTCCCAGCCGCTTGCGTACACCGGGTCGCCGTCGCGGACTGACGACCGTCCGCATCGTCTCGTCAGGGCGTCCTTCGGGGCGCCCTTCGCTTTTCCGAGGTAGCGGATGCAGGGCGGCACGCGGGACTGGGCGGCGACGCTGCAGCCGGCCAGCTACAACGGGTTTGCATTTTTTGTCGAGACCGAGGCGCTGCCGAAATCGGGCCGCGAGGTCGCGGTCCACAGCTACGTCAACGCCGAAGCGCACGACACCGAGGACATGGGCCGGGTGCCGCGGACCTTCAGCGTCGCGGCCTACCTCGCCTCGGACAGCGCCGACACCGACGCGCAGCAATTCATCGAATTGTGCTCGACGGCCGGCGTCTTCCCGCTCGTGCTGCCGGTGCTCGGCACCTACCAGGTGCGGTGCCTGAATTGCCACGCCTCGGCGCAGGACCGCGAGAAGCAGGGCTACGTCAAGTTCGAACTTGAGTTCATCGAGGGCGGCACCGCAGGCGGCGCGGTTGCGGCCTTTCCAGCGACGTCGCTCGGCGACCGCCAGGCGGCCTCGACGATGCAGCAGATGCCGGCGGCGGCGCAGGGCGCGGTCAGCGGCTATGACCCGAATACCGCCGCGACCGCCGCCAATCAGATGGCGCTGCAACACCTCTATGAGGGCGGCTGAATGACGAGCCTGACGCTCGACGCGCTGGCGTTCGCGGCACAGGCGGCCGATGCGCTGGTCGCGACCGAGCGGGCGCTGATCGCCTCGCTGACGCTCAGCGATCCGCCGCTCGGTGCCCTCAATTCGAACTGCGCGCTGATCACCGATATTCTGGCGCCGGCGATGCAGCTTCCGGCCGACGCCGCCGCGATCGTCGCGCTGCTGTCGGCCGACGCGGCGACGATCGGCCAGAACGCGACGCCGGCGGACGCCGCGGGCGCCTTCTACACCGCGGCGCAGGGCGCCAGCACGGCGTTGTCGCCGATCGTCTCGCCGGCCCGCGGACGCGCCGCCGGGATGGCGCGGATGATGTGCGCCGGGATCGAGGCAAGCTGGCTCGGGCAGGCCTTTGTCATGGAGGCGATGTCGAATTTCACCGACCGGCAAGCGGCGCTCGATGCGCGCAACCGCATCTCGGCGGCGATGGACGATGCCTCCGACCGGATCGCGCTGGCGATCGGCGCCGGCGTATTCGAATTGCTGTCGCAGACGGCATCCTATGCGACGAACTGGCTGGTGGCCGAGGCCGCCGATCTCGCGCCGGTCGTCATCGTCGATGCCGGCCGCTCCTTTCCGGCGACGGCGCTGGCCTTCGCGCTGTACGGCGACCCGCAGCGCGCCGGCGAGCTTGTCGCCCGCAATGCCAGCGGAACGTCGCTCTTCATGCCGGCGCAGTTTCAGGCGCTGGCGCCGCAGCAGTAGGCGCCGCGCGATGGCGGCCGCGCAGTTCGAATTCGTGACCGTCGTGTGCGACGGCCAGCAATTCGCCGGTTTCGAGCAGATCGAAATCCGCCGCTCGCTGCAATCGGCGGCGATGTCGTTTCACCTGCAGGCGACCTGGCCGCGCTACACGCCGCAGGCGAAGGCGATCCGCAACGGCCAGGACATCGAGGTCTACACCCAGCGCGTCGCGGAGGGGCAAAAGCCGCGCGCCGGCGCCGGCGAATTGCTGCTGACGGGCGCGGTCGACGAGTACGACGCCGATATCGGCGAGGGCAGCACGAAGAAGATCGTGCTGAACGGCCGCTCGCACGGCCGCGATATCGTCGATTGCCCGCCGGTCGACCATCCGACGCTGCGCAGCGAGAACAAGACGCTATTGGGCGTCGCGCAGGATCTCGGGGCCGAGTTCGACGTCGAGTTTTCGACCGACCAGAACCTCGATCCGATCGAGAAGGTGCAGGCGACACCGGGCGAGAAGCTCTTCGAGACGCTGGAGCGCCACGCCCGCATGGAAGGGCTGCTGATCGTGGCGCAGCCCGACGGGTCGGTGAAATTCACCCGCGCCGGCTCGCAGCGCCATGCCGGCGCGCTCGTCGAGGGCGACGGGCCGGTCAACCGCTGGAGCATCCGCATCGCACCGGCGACGCAGCGCTCGCCGGTCGTGGTGCGCGGGCAGCGTCACAAGGGCTACGGCAAGGACAATCTGCGCCAGGAAGACCGCTACGCGGTGGGGAATGCCGGCCGACGGCACCGGCCGGCGCTGGTGCCGCTTGAGGGCGACCGTCCCGGCAACCAGCTGCGCACCCGCGGGTCCTGGCACCATTTGCGGTCGTTCGGGTTCGGCAACACCGTGTCGCCGCGCGTATCGAGCTGGCGCGACCAGGCCGGAACGCTATGGACGCCCGGTTTTCTGATGGCGATCCGGGTGCCGAGCGAGGAACTCGACCTCGACATGGTGCTATCGGAGGTGACGTTCCGGCAGGGGCTCGGCCGCGACGCCGGGACCCGTGCCGAGCTCGTCTTCACCGATCCGCGCAACCTCGGCGGCGCAAAGCCGATGGGGTCGCAGGACGACGTGACCAATCCCGACGACACGATTGCGGGGCCGTGATGCTGCACATGTTCCGCACCGAGTTGCAGCAGCTCGACGACACCGGCGACCTGCAGTTGGCGCAGATCCTCGGCTATGCCGGCGAGCAGCTGACCGACGTGCACCGTGTGCAGCCGTTCGGCTTCGCCTCGAACCCGCCGCCGGGGTCGCACGGCATCGGCCTGGCGCTGCGCGGGACCCGCGATCTCGCTGCGGTCATCGGCATGGAATACCCGCCGGTGCGGCAGAAGAATTTGGCCGCGGGCGGCAGCGTCCTCTACGACCAATGGGGCAACGTCGTGTCGCTGACGCAGGCGGTGAAGACGATCCGGCACTCGACCAAGATCGTGCTGCAGGTCGGCTCGACCATCGTATCGATCACGTCGGGGCGCATCAATCTCGGCGCCGACCCGGCGCCCAACGCGGTGATGACGACGGCCGGCGCGTCTTCGGTCGTCTTCGCGGTTTAGGGGCGCGGCGATGCTCTTGCGGATCGCGCCGCTCGAGGCGGCGAGCTTGCCAGTTCTGCCGCCCGATGTGGTGTGGGACGGCACGGCGCAGCTAGGCGATTTCGTCGTGGCGACGGTGCCGGCGCAGGGCGGCGTCGGCGGCTACCAGGCGCAGAACCCGATCGCCAGCGCGGTCATGCTGCTGCTCGCCAGCGACATGGAATGCCCGGCTGCGATGCTGACGCTCGGGCTTGGCGGCGACCGCCGCGGCTGGCCGGGCGACGGGTTCGATATCGACACCGCGCACGGGGAGGCGCCGTTGGGCTCGCTGTTCTGGGCGATGCGGCGCGCGACCCTGACGCCCTCTGTCGCGGCACAGTTCGTCGCCGAGGCGCAACGCGCGCTGGCGCCGCTTCTGGCGCAACAGGTGTGCGCGGCGATCAGCGTGACGATCGCCACGCTCGATGCGCCGAACGGCCTGCTGGTGCTGGCGATCGTGCTGTCGGGCACCGACGGGCGCCCGGTCTTCGCCGGCCAGTACCGGCCGCTGTGGAACCGTTCGGCCGGGCTCTGACGCATGGCCTACGAGACACGGACGCTGGCGGCGCTCAGCACCGCGGCGCGGCAGTTCTTTACCCAGACGATCCCCGGCGCCATCGCCAATGTCTGGCCCAACACGTTCACGATCGTCGGGAAGGTGCTGGCGCTCGTCGATTTCGAGAACGAGCTGCGCCGGCAGTGGCTCTACAAGCAGATTTTTGCCTCGACGGCGAACCCGGCGCAGCTCTACCGGCAGGGCTACGAGCTGGGCCTCGGCGCGCCGTCGGCGGCATCGCCGGCGACAGACACGATGACGGTGGCGTGCACGCCGGGCCTCGCAATCCCGCAGGGCATTCAGTACCAGCGGGCCGACGGCGCGACGTTTTCGACCCGCGCGGCGGTGACGCCGGCCGGCTCGACCGTATCGCTGCCGATGCAGGCCGACGTCGCCGGCGCGAACGGCAACTGTCCGGCCGGCACGACGCTGACGCTGGTGCCGAACAACGCCGCGCCCGCAGGGCTCGGCACGACCGGCACGGCCGACACGGAGACGGATGGCGGCGGGTTCGAGGGCGGCGCCGACGCCGAGACGACCGAGGCCTACCGGCAGCGCGTGCTGCTGCGCAAGCGGCAGCCGCCGACCGGCGGCTCCGACACCGATTACGAGAACTGGACGGCCGACGCGCTTTCGACCGTGATCCCGAACCGGGTTTTTGTCGATTCGTTCCTCAACGACACACGCTGGGTGTGGGTGTCGTTTCTGGTGACCGACCAGGCGAACGGCATCCCGTCCTCCGGCGAAGTGGCGATCGTGCAGGCGTATCTGAGCGACCCGATCCGGCGCCCGACGGCGGCGCGCGTCTCCGTGACGGCTCCGACGCCGGAAGCGGTAGCGGTGACGATCCAGGGCCTCGTGCCCAACACGCCCGATACGCAGGCCGCGGTCATCGCCGAGCTGGCGGCGGTGCAGGCCGAGCAGATCATGCCGGCGACGCCGAACACGCCGTTCGTGCTGTTCCGCGATTGGATCGCCGCGGCGATCGAGCGGGCCGAGGGCGTCGTTTCGGCGACGCTCGTCGCGCCGTCGGGCAATTTGACCTATTCGACCGGCGGCCAGATGCCGGTGCTGCAAGCGCCGACATTCGAATAAGCCATGAGCCAGACGATTCTGAGCCAGGGCGACTTTACCCCGCTCGCGGGATGGCCGTGCGCGCCGTTTTTGGGGGGTGCGCCGTCGATCGCCGACACGCTGACGACGCCTTCGGCCGACGATCTCCTGCCGCAGGTGCTGGCGCTGGTGCCGCGCGGTGCCGCCTGGGGCAGCGACGAATATGGCGACGGCCAGGGAGCGAGTCCCAACCAGCTCGGCTTCTGGACAGCGGTGGCATCCTGGTCTGCGGCGAGCTATGCCCGCGATGCCGATATCGCGGCGCAGGCCTTCCCCTCGCTGGTCACCTGGTCGCTCGACGACTGGGAGAGCGAATACGGGCTGCCCGACCCGTGCATCACCGATGCGCAATCGACCGATCAGCGGCTGCAGGCGCTGCGCGCCAAGTTCGCGCTGATCGGCGCGTCGAGCCCTAATTACCTGATCTGCCTCGCTGCCTCGCTCGGCTACACGGTCTGGATCGAGGAATACAACCCGCTGCGCTGCTACGACTTTCGGGCCGGCGACCGCTGTTTCGACCTGCCGTGGGGCGACGTTTTCGAGGTGCACGCCGCGGTGACGACCGAGAGCGTCTTGCGCTGCGACCTGTTTTTTGCCGGCGACCGCCTCGCGACCTGGGGCAACAGCGAATTGGAGTGCGCGATCAACACGGCAAAGCAGCCGCAGACGCTCGCGTTCTTCTCGTACGACCTCGACGCCGAGGGCGCCGAATTCGACGGCTTCACGCTCGACGATGGCGCGGCCGCCAGCGGCGACTCGCTCGTCTGATATCGCAGAAAGCTCCGCATGTACCTGATCGATTCGAACGGCTCCGTGCTGACGGTGCCGACCCCGGCGGCGCTGGGCACCGAGGGCTTTTTCGGCGGCGGCAATCCCGGCGCCGGCCAGCTCGCGACGCAGGTCACGGCCGACTGGCTCAACACCGTCCAGAACAACATGGTCGTGCTGAACCGCGTCGTCGGCGCGACGGACAGCAAGACCGACTATACGCAGCTTTATCAGGCGGTGCTCTCCTGCGCGCGGCTGGTCGATACCGGAGCCGTCAACGCGCTGGCGGGAGCGCCGTCGGTCGGTTCCTTTGCGGCGCTGCCGGCGCTGTCCGCGATCCCGGACGGGTTTACGGTCCGGGTGGTTCCCGCCTTCGCGAACACGTCGACGACGCCCGGCTTCGCCTTCAACGGCGGTTCGCCGGTCACGATCACGACGCCGCTTGGCGCGCCGCTCGGCGTCGGCGACGTGCAGGCCGGCGTCCCGGTGGCTCTGATGAAGGCGGGCGGCGCATCGCCGACCTGGTGGCTGCTCGGCGGCATCGCCGGCTCGCGCCTCGCGCACGGCGAATGCCAGCTGCAATACCTGTCGGTGACGAGCCTCCAGCTCGTACCGAAAAACGGCAACAACCTGATGGTCGGCAGCGCACAGTGGCAGCTGCCGGCCGCCGGCGTGACGCTGACCAATTCCGGCCTCGCGGACAGCACGCTCTACTACATCTACGCCGGCATCTCAGGCGGCGCGATCGTGCTGACCGCCTCGACGACCGGACACAACGCTTCGTCGAGCGCCGGCAATGTCGGCGTCGAGGTCATGTCGGGCAACGTCAACGAGACGCTGGTCGGCATGGCGTGGACCAACAGCTCCGGCCAGTTCGGTCCGGCTTGCGTCGCCTCGTGGTTCAACCGCCGCGCCAGCAGCTATGGCGGCGTCACCGAAACGCCGACGACGACCTCTGCAACCTTTGCCCAGCTGACCGGGACCGCGGTCGATTTCGTCACCTGGGGCGACGAGGCGGTGCGCGTCGCAATCATCGGTTCGGCGAGCGTCAATGCCGGGAGCATCGTCTGCCGCACCTCGACCGGCATCGACGGCGCAACGGCCGGCGCGCAGACCGAATTTACCTCGACGGCCTCCGGAAACGCGGTGACCGTCGCGCCAGAAGCCAATTACAGCAGCGCGTCGCCCTCCGGCCCCTTGAGCGAAGGGCACCACATCGCCAGCGCGTTCGGCGCGGTCGACGGCGTCAATACCGGCACCTGGTCGATCGGCACCGAAATCTCGATGAGGCTCTAGCGCGCCCCTGGCGTGCACGCGGCCGGCGCGGACAGGCGCCGGCAACCACCGCATCCTGAAGCATTTCCGACGGTCAACGATGAAGCACCTTTTCCGGGCGCTCGGCGCGCTCGCGGTCCTGCTTGCCCTCGCGGCAACCCAGGCGCCGAAAACGGCGGCGGCCGCCTGCATCGAAGCCGGCGGCTATCCGTTCGTCGCGAATGGCTGCCTGCCGGCGACAGCGCTGAACGCCGCCGTAACCCATTCGCGCGGTCCGCTGCCGCCGGGCAACAGCGCCGGAGGCGGCGCGCTGCAGGGCTATGTCTGGATCGACACGTCGGTCGCGCCGCCAGAGACCTGGCGCATCTGCCAGGTCGCGCAGTGCACCGGGGGCGTCTACCATTCTTCGGAATGGGGCCTGATCGGAACATTTGCGACCGGCCTCCTGACCTCCGCCGCGATTCCCGCGGCCGCCACCTCGGCGCCTGGCGGCGTTATCGCCGCCGGGCCGACCTCTGGCTATTCGGTGTCGGGGGTCGCCAGCGGCAGCGGCGAACTGCTGTTCACGCCGACGCGGGTGAGACTGACCGGGAATCAGGTCATTTATGTCAACTGGAACGGGTCCGCGACCGAGACCTGCGGCGTCAACGGCACCCTCACCTGCCAGCCGGGCAACGATGCGGCGGCGGACGGCACGATCGCACACCCCTTTCAGCATAATCAGAACGCCTACGGTTACCTGATGGCGCTGCTGGATCTTTCACAGCAATCCGTCACGATCGACATGGCGCACGGCATTTCGACGAATTACGCCTTCAACTGCCAGGGCGGCTTCCTCGTCGGGTCGTACACCTTTGGTCTCGTCGGCGATTTCAGTAACCCGATGGCAGTCGGGATACAGGCACCCGATGACGCGATCGCCCTCTTCATAAAGGATGGTTGCGTTCCGAGCAGCTCGTCCTACGAATTCGTCGACAGCCCGAGCGCGAATGCCGTCGCCGCGGTCGATGTCGATCAGGATGCGATGGGCGACTTCCGCTCGGTGACATGGGCCGGAAACTGGAACAACAATTCGGTGCTGGCCGAGGCCACGACCAACGGCATCCTCAACATGGTCGGCCCCGACACCGCGAACGGCGTCAGCCAGACCAATACGATCGCACCGACTGGCCCCGCGAACATCAACATCGCGTTTCTGACCGAGGAACTCGGGCAAATCAAGTTCAACGGCGAACCCGTTGCGGTCCCGAACGCCATCACGATCAACTCGGCGGGCGGGTGGCTGGCGTTGCTCGGCGGCAATATGAGCGGGCTCGGCTTCGGCACGACCTTCACCGGCGCTGGTGTCAGCACGACGACGGGGCCGCGCTGCCTGATCGATGGCGGCCAGATCCAGGACGGGGTCAGCCCGAACTCGATGCCGGGATCGACGCTCTGCGCGCCATACCTCTATGGCTTCAACGCGATCGACCTGGTGGGGCTGATCCCGTCGGCGCCGGGGGTGAACAATTACGGCTACGTTCAGCACTACGCTCCGCAGGACAGCTATTTCTCGCCCTATGCGCTCGGCGACCCGCACTCCCCCGGGCAGGCCGGACAGGTGCTGACCGAAACCGGCGGCGCGGGCAATCAGACCGAGTTCAAATCACCGTCTTCGCCGGTCGGGGGAAACTCGGGCGGCGTCGCCTTTACGCCGGGTGCGACGCAGTATGTCGGCTCGGCGACCATCGACGGCACCGGCGCGGCGTGGGTGCCGGTCCCCTTCGTCGCCGCATCGCCGGCCTTTGGGGCCGCGATCGGAACCTATGCCGATTTCGGATGCTTCACGTCGGCGGCGCTTACCTCCGGTCACACCCTCACCTGCACGCTCCAGATCAACGGCGCGGTTCCGGGCGGCACGCCGGCGACACAGCAATGCACGATCAACGGCTCGTCCGCATCGCCGGCAAACCAGTATTGCCAGGACACCACAGACGTGACGACGGCGCACGAGTTCGACCAATTGAATGCCAAGGTCGTCTCCGATGCCGGGGCCACCGGGCATACGGTCTCCTGGGCGGCGTTAGTATCCACTCCCTGACAAGGACGGTGAAGATGTTGAGGACCGCGGTTCTGATGTTGCTGTTGGCACCCATTGCCCTGGCTGTTGCCGCATCTGGACAGCCCGCTTTCGTTTTCCCGGCGCCAGCAACGGCGCGCGTGCAGCAGCCCGTGAGCCGGACGGGAGCGACGATCATTTCTCCGGTCTCTGAAACGGCGCGGCGCGATCAGGTGCGAGCGCTGATGCAGCGGCGACGTTGCGTGGCCGGCATCTACGGCGCGCATCCTGGTACGCCTCCTAGTGAGCTGTCGCCGATCGTCAAAAGCACATGCGGCGCGTCGCCGAAATGGACGGCGCCGCCGCCGTAACGGCAAAACGCACACGGCAATGACGATGCCCCGCTCCGGCGGGGCATTTTCTTTTGGAGCATCACGATGCACGGCAACGACATCGGGGACGAAGCCTCGCTGCTTTTCGACGCCCAGGAGCCGCGCGCCCGCGTGATCGTCGTCAATCTGACGCCGGAACAGGTCGCGTTTTTGCAGCACTTCGCCGAAGAAGCGCTCGCCGGGCGGCACATGCTCTGCCTGTTCTGGCGGCTCGTCGTCGGCCTGGGAAAACTTGCGCTGGCGCTCTCGGCTATCGTCGGGGCCTTCGCGGTCGCGACAGGCTGGCGCGTCCATCAATAGCGCGATGCGCGGCGGCGACGCGCTGCGCCGGGGTCCAACACCGGAACCTGATCCGTCACCTGCGCGCCCGCCGCTGGGCGCTGCGGCTGCTCCGGCTTGGCTTTTATCTGTTTGGATGAGGAGGCGTTCTTATGACTCGGGAAATCACCGACGCGGCGCTCCAGATGATCGCGGCGGACGAAGGGTTGCGGCTTACCGCCTACCGCGATGTCGCGGGCGTCTGGACTATCGGGTACGGCCACACGCCGGCATCGCCGGGGGAGACGGTCAGCCAGGCGCAGGCGCTCGCCCTGCTCCGCGCCGACGTGGAGCACGCGGCCGATGCGGTCTATGGCGCGACGCATGACGTGCCGACGGGCGACGAACAGTTCTCGGCGATGGTGTCATTCGCCTTCAATGTTGGTGTCGGGGCGTTCCGCAGGTCGAGCCTCTTGCGGCTGCATCGCGCCGGCAATTTCGCCACCGCCGGGGACGCCTTCATGCTGTTGGACAAGGCGCACGTCGATGGCGAGCTCGTCATCGTACCGGGGCTGTTGCGCCGTCGGGGGCAAGAGCGCGCGATGTATCTGTCGCAAGGCGCGGCAGTTGACAAAAACCCTGTCGCGTCGGGTTCGGTTGCACAGGGCGCGCCGCAACCAGAGCCGACCGTTGCGCCGGCCCGTCAACCCGATCCCGACGGCGACGCCGAAGCCGAAGCGCTGATGCGCGACGAACTCGCCGGCAAGGGCTGATCCCGTGGGGGTCTATGCCATCGTGCCCGTGCTGAAATACGCCGTTATCGCCATCGTCGGCTGCGGCGCGCTCCCGTTCGCGGTCCTCGTCATCGCGCTGATCATGCGCGACTGAAAGTACCCCACGGGCGGCGCAATCCGCGCCGACAACGAAAATCCCCGGCCGCCTCGTGCGGCCTTTTTCATGCCTGAAAGGAACCTGACGCATGGACATCATGACCATCGTCGAGATCGGCGCTGCAACCATTTTCGGTGCCGCGAAGCTGCTGACGATCGCGGTGCGAACGCCCGATCCGACCACGCCGCTCGGCAAGGCGTACCACGTCGTCGAGGTAATCGCCCTCGTCATTGGCAGAGCCAAAGACACGGGCCTCATCCCGAGCAACCCCGCAGTCGATGCGGCCGAGAAAGATGTCGTGGCGGCTACCGCCTCCGTGCTCGGCAAGACAGTGCCCGCGCTGTTGCTGTTTGGCGCGCTGGCGCTTGGGCTCTCGGCCTGTAATGGAGTACCGACCCCTGCGGCGGTCGTCTCGACCGTTGGGCCACTGACAACCGCGCTTGCCGCGACGCCGGCCGGTCAGTCCGCGCTCGCGCAAATCGCGACGGTGCAGGCCGGCGCCGCCGCAGCGGTGCAGAAGGCAAATGCCGGGCTCGGTCTCACGCCGGCCGATGTCGCCGGTCTGTGCGCGATCGATCAGGCGCTGCATCCCGTTGCCAACGCGATCATCGGCTCGGTGCCGGGCGGCTCGATCGGCGACGATGCGGCGTATGCGGCGGCACAGGCCGCATGCAACCTCGAAGCGGGACAGGTGCCGTCCGCCGCGCAGCTCGCGCTGCTGGTGCAGGAAGCGGCGGCCGTTCTCGGCGCGCTCTAAACCATGGGCGAAGTCGCGGTCGACCCCGGCATGCAGCCGCAGCAGCTTCCGTTCGAGCTGCGGCCGGGCGCCGGTCCCGAGGCGGTCGTCATCCTGATCGCGCTCGCGTTCGCCCTGATCGCCGCGTCGGTGCGGTGATGGCGCCCTCAGCCGCGCTCGTCGCCGCCATGCTCGCGTGGGTGTCGAGCGTGTCGGGCCTGCCGCCGGCGCCGGTGCCGCGGATCGTCATGACGGCGCGCGCGCCGGACGGCACCGTGATTGCCCCAACGGGCACACCGGGCGCAGATTGGGGCCTCTCGTCTCCGGGCCAGGTCTATCTCAACCCGGCGTGGGATGCCGCAAAGCCGGTCGATATGTCGGTGCTGGCGCACGAATTGACCCACATCGAGCAATTCGCGTCCGGTCGCCACTTTCGCTGCGATGGCGAGATGGAGGCGATGGCCTACGACGTGCAGAGCTATTACCTCGCCGAGCATGGCGTCGATTTCTGGCGGCAGACGCGGTACACGCCGGCGGCGCTGATCGAACGCACCGAATGCCCGTGACACCACCCGGATACGCAAAATCATCGTTCAATTTGCGGATTTGCGCAAATCCGCAAATTGAACGGCAGGACCTGACCTTTCCGAACGTTCAGCGTCGGCGGTATGCTCGCCGGCAATGGCAGAGGAACACCTGTTCGACAACGGCGGCCCGCGGCCCACCGACGCCGAGTACCGCGATTGGTGCCGCGCCGAGGCGTCGCGCTTGCGGAAGGCAGCCGACACTGCCGAGACAATCGAAGTCCGCGTCGGCATGTTGGAGTTGGCGGAAGAGCTGGAGCGGCGCGCGGCTAGCTGTGCTGAGACGCCTACATAATTTCGGTGGTTTGCCGGTTTGCGCCTAAATGGATTTGCGGGGTCGGGCCTTCGGGTCCGGCCCCGCTTTTTGCGTTTCTTAGGTGAGCCAACGCCGGTTTTAAGCCATTGATTCGCCGTCAGTGGGTGGGTCGAACAACGCTTTTGGCCGCGAGCGCTTGTGGCGTAACTGCCGGGCCTACCATCCTGCCGTGCCGGGCCGCGGTTTTCCTTGGGGTAGCCAAATGCGGGTTTCGGGGTAGCCACTTGGCGTTCATGTTGCGCTCCCGAGGCGCTGCGCCAGGCCGATCGCGAGGCGGCGGCGCTCGGCGTTGCGGGTATAGCGCTCTGCCTCGCGGATCGAGAGCCAGCCGAACCAGGCCATCAGTTCGTGTGCCGTGGCGCCGCGATTGGCGCGCAGCGTCGCGGCGTATTTGCGGATGCCGTGGGCGGAATAGCCGACCGGGATGCCCGCTTCGTTGCAGCGCTCGCGAAACCAGTTGCCGAAGCCGGCGTCGCTGAAGGGGCGCCCGTATTCGTTGAGGAGATAGGTCAACTGCCCGTTGCGTTGCGGCAATGCCGCGAGGATCGCGGCGATCTCGGGAAGGACCGGAATCTCGACCAGCACGCCGGTCTTGTGGCGGCGGAACGAAAGGATGCCGCCCTGGACGTGCTGGCGCCCGAGACGCACGACGTCGGCGCGGGCGGCGCCGGTACTGACCAGCAGTTCCAGGGCGAGCCGGGCGGTCGTGCCGAGCGGATGGCGGGCGCGGAAAGCGACGATATGCTCCTCGGGCCATGTGTTGTAGCCGGTGCTGCGCACGGCGGGGCGCTCGACATCGGCGGCCGGGTTGTCGCCGCGCAGCCCCTGGGCGGCGCACCATTTGAGCCAGGGCCGCAGCGCCTTCAGGAAATTGCGCGCGACGACCGGCGACAGCGAGCCGATGATCCGCTCGATATCGCCCTGGCGCAGCATCGTCGCGCGCTTGTCGCCGTGCCGCACGCGGAAGCGCTCGAGAATGTTGCGCCGGGTGCGGCGGGTATCGGGCGCGAGCGCCGCGAAGGTGGCGGATTCAAGATAGAGCGCGACCCAGCGGGCGACGCTGTCCGGGGCATGGCGGGCGGCGCCGATGCTGATCCGGCTCGCCGCCGGCCGCGCCATCGCGTCCTGGTAGGCGGCAAGGAATTCGGGCGAGTGCAGGTCGGCCGGCAACGGCACCTTGCGGTGTCCGGCACGGCGCAGATAATGCCGCAGGCGCCCGTGCCGGTCGCGGTAGCTGTGAACGTAGGGCAGCGCCACTAGAGCGCCACGTCGGCTGCGTCCCATTCGTTCGCTCCGCGATCCTCGATTGGCGGCAGAAGCCTATCACCGGCGCCGGGGACGATCACCGCGATCGTGCCGTCGGGCGCGATCTCGACGCGGAACCGCTCGATGCCGGCCGCGCGCGTCGCCTTCACCGCGGCCGTCAAGGCGCGCTGGCGGAACGGCGCGATCGCCCCGCGCTCAGCCATCGCCGCGCGTCATTCCGGCGGCCTGGTCGGCATCCGGTTGTTACCCACGGCCACCACCTTTAGTCATGAATTCATCGCCGGTGATGTAGACGCCTAGCCGCTCGCCGAGATAGGTAAGCTCGTGGTGATCGTCATCTGCACGACAATCCTTCGCGACATCTTCGTAACTAGGCATCCCCGGAAGTTGCGGTTGCCAATGATCGGCGGTAAAGCCAATGACATTGAGGATGGTCTGTTGATCCTTGTTCTTGTCTACATCTGCCGCATACCGAGCAGCGTGGACTGCATTCAATAGGCGATAGTGTGCCCACCACAGCGTCTCTTTGTCGGTACCGACGATGCACTTCTGAAACTCAGCCTCCTGCTCAGCTTCATTGGAGTCATTATCTATGTCGCTCATCAACCCTTAGCTCCTGTGTACGACAACCGAATAGGCATGCTCCAATCGAATTCCTCCGCGATCTTCCGGATCAGCCGATTGCCGGCCGGCAGATCGGCGCGGCGCTGATAGCCCGGATCGATCCGCAGCCGGTCGACGGGAAGCCAGGTCAATTCCGGCCGCGGGCCGAAATCGCGCGCCGGCGGCTCGGCTTCTTCAAGGGCGGCGCCCATCAATCCGGCACCTTGCGATGGGGCCACGCTTCCATCGCGTCGGCGATCGCCAATGCTTCAGCGACTTTGGCATCCGGCGCGCGGCAGATTGCGGCGGCGTGGGCCCAGATGCGCACGAGAGCCGGCGCCAGCACATCCTGCGCCCGCAGCACGAAAAGCGGCTCGCCGAGCGGCGCCTTGGCGAAGGTGCTGTTGCGGTTCCACTGTTCGACGGATTTGGTCGCCATCACGCGCCTCCCCGCTCGCCATCCCTCGCGCCATCCGGGCCGAGGCGGCGGCGCAGTTCGGGTTCGCTCGCGAAGGCGAGTTCCGGCGGCAGCCAGTTCGGGTCGAAATCGGGGCTCGTCGCGATCAGGTCGATGAGCCCGTCGCGGCTCATCGCCCTGTCGGCGCGCATGATGCCGGCGTCGTGGCCGACGCGGCAGAGCTGGCGCTTGTCGAGACGTTCGAGATAGGCGGAAGTCATCTCGAACGGCGTAAAGCCGTCGATCGCGGCGGCGGGATGGTCGGCGCCGCAGGCCTCGGCGATGGCGATCGCCAGCTTCGTATCGCCGAGCGCCGGGTCATGGCCGCACCAGCTGCCGGCGCATTCGGCGACGAGCAGCGTCAGCAACGCCAGACGGTCAACGCCCGGCATCGCGATCAGGCGGCGGAACAAGGTCGCCTCGGTCGGCGTCGTGTCGCCGTTGAGGCGCTGCAGGGCCGCGTCGATGCGGGCGCGCAACGGCTTGTTCGCGATGCGGTCGTCG